GGATATCCTCGACGAGCTCGTCGAAATGCTCGTGCGCCGCGGAGCATGGCTCGAACTCGTTCGAGAGGTCTTGCTCGACCTTCCGCGCGATCTCCGCGACGTCGGTAGGATCCATCGGCATCGTTCTACCCTCCGTAGATCTCTCGGTCCGGTCGTCCGCGTCCGAAGCCGGAGTCGGGAGCCGCCGCCGCCGAGAGCGGCGACCGCCGGACTTGCTGCCCGTCGACGAGCCCGCGCTTCTCGAGCTCCCATCGGTCGACGAGCCGGAGACCGCACCGGCAGTTATACCCGAGCGGCGGCGTCAGCACATCCCAGATCCGGTCGAATTGCGAAGCGACGAAGCCGTTCGCGGCTCCGTGGTTCGGACGCTGATCGCCGTCGAGGACCGCCGAGAACTCGAAGCCGCCGATCACCTTCGCAACGTCCGGGTCCGCGGCCTGCCGGAACCGTCCGGCGGAGTAGGCGGTCGAGAGGTTCGTCCGGTAGACGGTCTCGGCGTAGGACGAGGAGAAGCTCTCGAGGTCGACCCGGAGAGCCGCCTTCGCCTGAGCGATCGACGCGCCGTCGTCGAGGAGCGTCGCGAGCCGCCCCTGCACACGCCGGGTCGTCGCGAGGTCGACCCGCTTTGCGATCGCGAAGGCGTGCTTCTCGGAGTAGACCCGCTGGACTTCCTCGAAGCCGACGGCGAGCGTCGGCTCTCTCCTGGTCAGGTCCTCGACCGCCTCCTCGAAGGAGATCCGCGGGATCGGCTCGAACTCGCCGAGCGGCTCCTTCGCCCCGAAGAGCATCGGCTCGTCCCGCCGGCGGTTCGCGGGACGCCGTCGCTCCGCGTCTCGCGCCTCGAGGAGGAGCCGTCGACGTCCGAGGAGGTCGGAGAGGAGCGTCGCTTCTCCGGCGACGACGCGGATCCCGTCGAGGACCTCGAGCCGCTCGCCGGCGGAGGCGTCGACCGTCGCGACGGCGAGGTCGAGGATCCGGGACGCGAACGCCTTCGGGGATCGGCGGAGGAACGAGAGGAGCTCCTGATGCGGATCCCGGACCGCCATCTAGTCCCCTAGTGGAATGCGCGAGGTCTCCGGCGGAGGGACCGAGCCCGGACGCGGGACCAGGATCGGAGAGCCCTCGGCGTTCTTCCGGAACTCCCGCTTCTCCTCCTCGGTCGCGAGGTTCGGGTCCCATGCGATCTTCGCGAGCCGGACAGCGTCCTTCTTCGGCTTCCCGCGGAGGATGATCGCCGACCGCTCGATCTCGAAGACCGGGTCGACGAGACCGAACTTCGGCGGGAAGAACGGGAGGAAGTTCGCCCTCTTCCCGGCCGGCTGCATGACGACGAGCTTCCGGCATCGGACCCGCGGCCCGTTCCCGTCCCACGACTCGAGGTCGACCTCGACGACGCAGTCGCCGTAAGCCGCGATCGAGGCGTAGACGAAGCCCCACTTCGTATCGGTTCTCGCCACTTCGTTATCCTCCTGCTGCGTTCCGGAAGATCCGGAACTCGTCCAGGTCCGGGAGTCCGGGGGTGCCGACGCCGGCTCCGACCGCCGCCGGTTCGATCACTTCGTCGCCGTCCTTCGGGACGGAGTAGCCGATCTTCCGATAGACCTCCTCTTTCACGAGCGGGATCCCGGCTCCGAGCGCGGTCGCGGCGACGTTCGCGCCGAGCTCCGGGTCCTCTCGCTTCTGCTGCTCCGAGGAGAAGATCGGACACTCCGCTTCGCCGAGTCCCATCTCGACCCAGTTCGGACGGTTCAGCCTCCAGACGAGACCGACCAGGTCGCGCGAGATCGTCTCGTCGAGGAGCCCGCGATCGTACTGAACGACGCCTTCCGAAGTGTCCTCCTCGACCTTCGCCTGACCGCCGGAGTCGAGGCTCCCGGCGTCGCCGCCGCCGAGAGGACGAGCGGAGCCGGAGAGGAGGCGGGTGATCCCGTCGTCGAGGTATTCGACGATCTTGATCACGAGGTCGTTCCCCTGCCCACCCGGGAACTTGACGTCGATCTCGTCTTCCTTATCGGCGACGATCGCGTGCCGCGCGCGCGAGTCCTCGATCGCGTCGAGCCACGCCTGCGCGAGGGTCGAGTTCGGGTTCGAGGACTTCGTCTTCCTCATCCCGTCGACCCTGACGACCGTAAGCCCCTGCGCCCACTTCTCGAGTCCCTGTAGACCCTCGCGGAGCGCGATCCCCTTCGACCACCACCAGAAGTAGATCGCCTCGAGGAGCCCGCGCCCATGCCCGAGACGCGCCTCCTCGTCCTGGTAGACGTGCTTGACGAAGAGCTCCGGTCGGGAGATCGCGTCCCAGACCATCCGCTCCGGGGAGTAGAGCTCGAGGAAGGTCGAGAGCCGCACGCGACCCTCCTCGTCGCGGACGCGCTTCGGGACGATCCGGACCCGCCGCCGGTCGATCCCGCGGAGCCGGGTCGGGACGAGCCAGCGGAGCGCGGGCCCATCGGCGAAGGCGCGGACCTCCCGCCGGGTCTCGACGAAGGCGTAGGCGCGCGCGAGGATCACGGCGAGCGCGAGCTCGTGCCGCCCCTCCGAGAAGCGGAAGATCGAGCGGAGGAGGTCCTCCATGATCGCCGCCGCCTTCGCGTCGTCGTCGCGCTCGGGCCGGCGCGCGTCGCAATGCCAGTTCTTCGACGCGATCGAGGGCGTCCGGTCCTCGATCGCCTGCGCGATGATCGGGTCACGCCGCACCTTCTCGTAGATATCCGGCTCGCGCGAGAGCGCATAGTCGGGATCGTAGAGTCGGAGCCCGCTCCGGTAGGCGGAGGCGAGTGCCTGAACGTAGACGTCGGAGGCGTTCGATCGACCATGGATCAGCGGGACGCTCATCGACTCCGACCGCTACCACGGAACCGCCCGGGACGCAAGCTCTAATCGTCGTAGATGGACTTCCGACCGGGGAGCCGGGACCGCCGGAAGAGGAGCCGCTCGAGCTCGTTCCCGGCGTCCTCGCGCGCCGGCGCGACGCCGGTCTCCCGGTCCTGGTCGAGCGGGTCTCGAGGCGTCCGGTAGACCTCCGGGTCGACCGGGAACCCTTCGTGCCTCGAGTGCCGCCACGCGATCGAGAGCGCGAGCCCGTCGCCGTCGTCCGGGGAGCGACCGAGCCGCTTCTTCATCTTCTTCTTCGGCTCGAGGATCCGGCGACCCTTCGGATCGAAGTCGTATTTCGGCGTCGAGAGATCTCCCTCGAGATGTCGCCGCGCGCGCTCCGGAGCTCCGGCGAGCTCCGCGAACTCGACCCATTCCCGGAGGTGCCACCAGAGCTCGGTGCGGCGGTCCGCGAACTTCCCGTCGGCGAGCGCGTTCGAGCCGAAGTCGACGGCGTTGACCTGCCAGCCGTGATCCCAACAGTAGTCGGTGACTCCGCCGCCGACGCCGGTATCGTCGACGGCGATCCGCCACGCTTCCGAGGGTCGGAGCCCCATCTCGTCTTCGGCGATCTCGAGGAGCCGGCGCGCCGTCCAGGTCGTTCGCTTCTTCTTCCGAGCTTCGGCGAAGGTGATCTCGTTCCCCTGCGTCCCGTAGAACGTGATCCAGTCGGAGCCGAAGCGCGCGACGTCGCAACCGAGACCCTTCCCGCCGACCGGGACCGTCGGACCGGGAGTCGAGAGCGCGCGGGAGACCCACCCGAGCGGGATGAGGTCGTCCTCTCCGGACTCCGGGAAGAGGCCGAGGACCTTCGCGACGTAGAGCGGCGAGTCCTCGCCTTCCTCCGACCGCATGTCGTCGACGAACTCCTGGTCGACCAGGTGCGGATGAACCTTTCCGCGACCCTGTAGGTTCGGCGTGTCGAAGGCGGAGATCCGAATCGAGTTCCAGGTCGGCGACCGGTAGGCTTCGGCGAACGGGCTCGAGCCGTCGAGCGGGTTCCCGATCGAGAGGAGTCGGACGAGGTTCCCGGACGCCATCAGCCCTTGCGCCGCCTTCCAGATCGGGCGGAGGATCCCGGACGCCTCGTCGAAGACGACCAGGACGTGCGGCGCGTGGTAGCCGACGAAGCGCGAGGAGTGGTCGGCGGCTTCGTCGGGTCGGGTCGAGAAGCCGGTCATGTACCACTTCGCGCTCATCCCGGGACGACCCGGCGGGTCGGGCATCTGCCAGAAGAGCGTCGACGGCTCGCCGGGAAGCGCGACCCGAGCTTCGCCGTGCCGCGCGCGGATCTCTCCCCAGAGGAGCCGCTTCACCTGGAGCTCTCCGGGAGCGGTCGTGACGACGATCGACGGCGGGAAGCAGATCGCGAACCACCAGCACGCGATCGACGCCGTGAACGTCTTCCCGGAGGAGTGGCAGGCGGCGACGCACGTCCTCCGGTTATCGCGGATCGACTCGAGGATCTCGACGGACCGGTCGTAGAGCCCGCGGACTCCGAGCCACTTCTCCGCGAAGAAGACCGGGTCCGCGCGGCAGCGGTCGATCTCGAGGTGGAGCTTCGAGACGACCGCCGGCGTCTTCTTCCCGGCGCGGTCTACTGTTCGACGATCGCCCACTCCGGGTCCTCCGCGACCGGAAACATCGAGGAGTCCCGCGCGGGGCTCCGCTCGAACTCGAGCGACGAGATGAAGAGGACGAGGGTCTCGGTCGTCGGATCCTCGCGGAAGCCGAGGAGCGTCGCGTCTCCGGGGAGGGTGTC